TCACCTTTATAACCTCTATCACCTTTCTCTCCACTATCACCTTTATCTCCTTTTTCACCCTTTTTACCTTTTTCTCCTCTATCACCTTTCTCACCTCTATCACCCTTTTCTCCAGGTTTACAGTGATATATATTCTCACAACAGTCATCACAGTCCATTGTTATAACATATACTAATAATATAAAAAGCCCATAAATAATAATTATTTCCTAAAAATATTACGTATTATCATGTTATTATTGTAATTAATTTTATAAATTATTAAATACAATTTATAAAATAAAATTTTAAACTTAAGCTTGTAATTTTGATTCTTGAACTAACTTTGCTGCTTCTTTTTCCAAATTTTTTATTTGATTTTGTGTTGTTTCCAAAATCTTATTTTCAATAATTGCTTCATATATTTTGATTCCTTTACTATAATCCATTTCGCAAGATAAGTATAAATCAATAATTACTTTTCTTGTATCTTCTATTGTCTTTTGAAGTAAATCTTCAGTTAGTTTTGGATTTACACGTATTTTTTTTTTGCCTGAAAATGGATCAATAACATAAGTAAATAAAACATTAATTATCTGTAATAATTTATCTTGTTTTAAATTAGCATTTTGAATCATCATTTTTAAATTATTTGCATAATCCGCAAACAATTTATCTTTCATATTTCCAGTAAATTTACTTTTTAAAAAAGGACTTGCTCCTTGACAACCACTCCTTTGGTGATAATCTTTTAATTTAATATCTCCAAATTTTGTAATATTTTCTGGCATTGTTTCGTTTCCAGTAAATACAGTATAAAATTGTTTCAAGTCAGCTTTAAATTTTTGTGCCGTATCTGGAGACATTCCTCTAAATTCACCACTATTATAATCATATTTATCATCATAATATAATTCTTTTAATTCTGGAATTCCTGGTTCTTCAGAAAGTGTTTTTACAATTCCATCTTTATTTAAATTCATACTACATACTTTAGGCGATATTGTAAAATCTCCATTTAAGTCAAATGGGTTATTTAGTTGACCTCTTCTTAAAGCATCTATTCTCTCATCGCAAATATTTAATTTGTATAATTTTCTTGGAACATTTGGAGGTATTTTATCTTTTTGAAGTAGACTACGTTTTATTATATTACCATATTCATCTTTATAAATATATACTGGATTTATTGTCATTACGATAGCTGAAAAAATATGTGCTATTTTAACATAAAATTTTGAAATACTAATACACATTGCCCGTTTTTTAATACTTTTATTTTTGTCATTTTTCACATCTAAATCGTCAAATTGATTTTTAGTTAAAAACATTACTTTTTCTTTAGATACTTCATTCACTTCTTGTCCATTTTTAATACGTTGTGAAATATAGGATACCTCTACATCTGAAAAATATCTATCAATTATATTGGAAGTTAAAATTATCAATTGATCACAATATTCTCTCTTATATAATTTTTTTAGACTTTTAAAATCCATAGTTAAAATATAATAAGTAGCGATAAAATCAATTATATTATCAAAATTTTCAAAATCAGATTTTGAAGAAGAATTAGAACTATTTTCATTTGTACCTGATAATTTATTTGTTGAATCATTATTGTTTGAATTATTAGAATTGTTATTATTGGTAGATGTTGTATTTCCCATTTATATTATATTATACTTATAAATTATATTTATAAAATAAAATTGAATATAAAAAATATATTCTAATGGAAAGAAATAATTATGAGTAACGAAAAAAGTAAAAAACGTAAGGATAAATTAATTAATAAGACATTGTTATGGAATATTTTCGATAATGAAATAGAGTCTCCTGAAAAAGATGTTGATAAAAAAGATAAAGATCCATTAGAATGTATTTATAGAAATTGTGGAAATAGAGAAATGTGTGAACAATGTGAAACTATTTTAGCATTTTCTGATGAAGGATTTCTTACTTGTACTAATCCTAAATGTGGAATTATATATAAAGATATTGTGGATCATAGTGCTGAATGGAGATATTATGGTGCGGATGATAATCAAAACAATGATCCAACTAGATGTGGGATGCCTATCAATCCATTATTAAAAGAATCATCATATGGTTGTAAAGTACTTTTAAATGGAACTATGAGCTATGAAATGCGAAAAATAAGAAGGTATACAGAATGGCAATCTATGCCGTATAAAGAAAAATCACAATATGATGAATTTCAAATCATTACTACTTATGCTCAAAATGCAGGAATACCTAAAATGATTATTGACGACGCAATTCGTTATCATAAAAAAATATCAGAATATGAATTGACTTTTCGAGGTGATAATCGTGATGGAATTTTGGCTGCTTCAATTTATATTTCTTGTAGAATTAATAATTTTCCTAGGACAGCTAAAGAAATAGCGAATATTTTTAATTTAGATATTACAAGCGCAACAAAAGGTTGTAAAAATGCTACTTCTATAATAAATAATATTGAAAAAGATATGAATATTAAAGAAAAGACGTCTTTTTGTAGAACAAAGCCAGAATCTTTTATAGAGCGTTTTTGTAGTAAACTAAGTATAAATATGGAGTTAACTAAACTATGTAAATTTGTTTCTATAAAAATAGAAAAGATGAATTTAATGCCTGAAAACACTCCTCATTCTATAGCTGCCGGTGTTGTTTATTTTATTTCGCAAAACTGTAAATTAAATGTAACTAAGCGTGATGTTAAAAATGTAAGTGAAATAAGTGAAGTTACTATTAATAAATGTTATAAAAAACTAGAAAAACTAAAACTTGAATTAATACCATTAGTAATATTAAATAAGTATTCAAATTATTTATTATGAGAATAACTATTTAAAAAAATATTTTATAATATAAAATGGAAAAAAATAATTTTATTTTTTCAATTAACTCAATTGAAGTAAATAATGATAATACTATTAATAACTTTAAAAAAAGTAGTAGTATTAATCGAAAAATAGTGCTTATAGCTGACTGGATAAAGTCATACTTAGCACTTGAACATTACAAATTTGCAGAGAATTTACAAGAATTTGGTTGGGAAATAATGGAATTAAGTAGACTAGACTTAAATTACATTATAAAAGAAAAATGTATTGTATTATGTATTACATATGATGGTTTTGATTTAAATTATTTAAAACATGAAAATGTAACTATTATTTATAAAATAGATGATTTATATCCTTATAAGGAAATAAGAAATAAATGTATTAATAGTTGTGAGTTATTGATTGGACCTTATAAATATTTATTTAATCAAGAAAATATTATTAGTATGTATAGTAATATTTCAAATAAACCAAGTTATTGGATACCATATTCAGCAGTAAATGAATTCTATCAAAATATAGAATTTAATAATTCTCCGAAAAATAAAATTTTTATTAGTGGAAATTTTGATTATGTTTATCCATTTAGACAAAAAATGTATGCTATGTCACAAGAATCTTTTTTTAAAGAAAAATTAGAAATATTTACTCATCCAAATTATTACGATTATACACATAATGTAATTAATGAAAATTATTATAAAAAATTAAATGAATATATTTGTTGTTTTACAGATGCTTCTTGTTATAAATTTATTTTATTAAAAATTTTTGAAATTACAAGTGTTGGTAGTTTATTATTAGTTGATGATAATATTTTAATTCAACTAAATATTTTAGGTTTTTATGATAATGTAAATTGTATCATGTGTAATGAACATAATATTTATGAAAAAATAGATTGGATATTAGACATAAAAAATATTGATACTGTGAATTCTATGAGAAAAAAAGGAATGGAATTAACAAGAAGCATACATAATACAAAAGAAAGAGCAAAAGGTTTTAATTCTATAGTAAATCAAATTTTGTAGTATTATTTTTAACTCGAAAAGTAATCTTTTTTATTATTTTGAATAAATTTTGTGTATTCATACAAGTCTTGATTATTTATTTTTAAATAATCCATTTTAGTTACCAAATCCATATCCATTAAATCGTTTTTTTCATAAAAGTAAGCATCTTTACCACATTGATTTTCATTATCACGACAATGTTTTGCATAATTATAGATTGTTAATGTAAATTCTTCTTTTTTTTCTTGATTTTTATTTTTAAATAGATAATTTTTTTTATTGAATAATTTTTTTTCACCAAATATTTTACATTTACCATAATCTTCATTTATATTTGGTATAAACCATTTACATGTAGTACAACTTGGAATACAATAATTTACTTTATTATTAGCAAATGCTATTATATATAAATTCATAAAAGATAAAAGTAATTTCAGCATTTTATAAGAATATAATAGTTTCTATTTATGTAGTTAATAAAATTCAATTATTTAGATTCAATTTTTTTCTAATAATAAAGTTCAATAATTTCTATCGTTTTTTCACAAATATTATCTATCCAATATTGAATTTGTTCTTTCAAGCTATGAATTCTTTCATTCCATTCATTTTGTTTGTTTTTTACTATTTGCGTGACCCCTAGTTTATTTAACTTCCAACATGATTTTACTAAAATGCCGTCATTATTTATATAATCATCAGGATTAAATCGAATGAAAACAATAGGTCTATGTTGTAAATCTTTAGATAATTCCATTAATCTTTTATTTTCACAAATACAATCGTAATCAGAATGTTTATTTTCATCTACTTCAACAATAATAATATGAGAACCTAAATCCAATAATAAATCTGGACGACGACGTGAACAACCATCTATTACTTTTTTATCAGAAATCCAAGTAAAATTAGGAAAACTAGTAGTTATATTATCGACCACTTCTTTTTCTTTAGTTTTATAATTTCTTGTATTTGGTTTATCTTTATTTTCTGGATTATTCACAAAACACGGTAGGCAATAACCTTCATATTTTAAATTTTTTCTAGTTTCACAATAAGGAGTTTTACATAATTGATCACCTCCACATTGTTTACATCTTTCTTTTCTTTTTTCATGAATACAAATGCTACTACCATTACATAAAATACATCTATTTTTTTGCTTTAAATGTTCACAAAAATAACTTCCTAGACATTCTTTACAAGATTCTTTTCTTTTTTCATGAATACAAATCTGACTTCCACCACATTCTATACATCTTTCTTTTCTTTTTTTATGTATACAAAAAAAACTCCCTGAATTACAACACTCTTTACATCTTAATTTTTTTATTTTATGAATACAAAAATTATTTATTCCACATTCAAAACAATCGTATTTAATTTTATTATGTATACAAATACTACTTCCACCACATTCTTTACATCTATCTTTACGAACTTCATGTAAACATTTTTTCATTAGTTATGTAAAAATAAAAATATTAAAATATTTGAATTCAATTTTTTATAATAATAAATCTATTTTTTTGAAATATAGTTAAAAATACAAAAATAAATTATTAGACAAAAATATAATGTCGGTAGAAAAAAGTATTCCTAAAAGAGTATTTATAGTACCTTACAGAAATCGTATTCAACAAAAATTTTTTTTTAGTAAATACATGACTTTTATTTTAGAAGGAAAAGATGACTATGAAATTTATTTTTCTCATCAATGTGATGCTAGAAGTTTTAATCGTGGAGCAAGTAAAAATATTGGTTTTTTAGCTATAAAAAATAAGTATCCAGAAAATTATCAAAATATTACTTTTATTTTTAATGACGTAGATACAATTCCTTTTCATAAAATTTTTGAATATGAAACTAAACATGGAATAGTTAAACATTACTATGGTTATGAATATGCTTTAGGAGGAATTGTAGTTATAAAGGGTTCGGATTTTGAAAAAACGAACGGCTACCCGAATTACTGGGGATGGTCAATGGAGGATAATTGCCTGCAGAAAAGATGTGAAAAAAATAATTTAATAATTGATCGTTCACATTTTTTTCCAATTGGTAGCCCAGAAATTCTTCAATTATTCGATGGTATATCTCGTATTATTAGCAAAAAAGATCCTTGGAGAATGAAACATGATGATGGAATTGATGGATTAAATACAATTCATAAATTATTTTACACTATTGACGAAAAATCAAGTAATCCTTTAGATGATAAATACACTGTAGAAAATTCAAAAATATTTATAATTAATATTACTACTTTTTTAACAGGAACTCGATTTGAACACGATCAATATTACAACTATGACTTACGCGAGCCACCAAGACAAGTTATAAATCCAAATATGTTAAGCAAAACAACACAAAAAGTTTCCACAACAGATGATTGGACCAATATTCCTTATTATCCTACTATTTCAGAGAGAAAAGCACAAGAACAAAGAAATGGTAATAATATCCATAATTTTCAGCAACAACAATCGCCAAGTGATATATATTCACCAGAATACGCAAGAAAAATAGGTGTAAAACCTCGAGCCACAGCAAGTGTAAATATCGGTCTTGGAGGTGTGAGATTTTAAAGTAAAATAATAATTTCTATAAAAATATTATTATTATTTATTTGTTCCAAACATAAACAATTTCTTGATAATTATTTTGACGTTTACTTTTTTTATAAGGATATTCTTCATGGGCAGGTCCAAGTAAATTTACACAAACTCTCTCATAAACTTCTTTATTCACATTCAAAATATAATAACCTCCTTTTTTTAAATTTAAATAAGTTTTTGAAAATAATGGTTTGTAAAATAAATCATCCATTTTTTGTTTCGTTTCATATGTCACATTATTTTCGTATTTTTGAATAAAATAATAAGGAGGTGAAGTAAATACTAAATCATAGTCTAAATTTTCATAATCAACAGTTAATGCGTCTTGGAAAAGCATCTTTATTTCAGTGGATGAATGATGTGAGGTAAATTCTTGAAGTTTTTCATAGCTTTTTGCTAAATTATGATTAATTTCAATACCTATATATTTTGGTACATTAAGTGCTGACGAAGCTACAAGAGCACCTCCCCATCCAGCACAGAAATCTAAAATAGTATTTGGTTTATATTTACTATAAATCTCCATGTAAACAATTGGTCGTATGATATTTATTGCACTTATACAAATATTATATACTTCTTTCCAGACAATATATTCATTTTTCTTTTTATTTTTATTTTTTACAGTTTCATAATAACTCAACATATTTTGAATAAATTTTTTTTCTTTAAAATGTTCCAAATTTGCTATAAACTCAAAATAATTTACGTTATATTTTCCTCTTGTATTTAAACGTTGTGTAAAAGTAAAATAATCAACTACTGAATTACCAATTCGAGACCTTTCTGATATTTTAGAAGCATTGATTCCAATTTTTTGAAGTTCTTTAAATTCTTTTTCAATAGTTTTTAAATCAATTGTTTTTATTTTATTTGAAATTTCTATTTTTTCTTTTTCAGTAAAACTTTCTTTTAACATTTAATTACGTCTTTTCTTTTGTTTAGAAAAAATAATAATAATTAAAAAATAATAAATTTAAATACAACTATTTTTAAATTTATTAAATATAAAGATAATTAATTTTATGAATTTGAATTCTATTTCTGATATTAAACATTGTTTTTACATTAATTTGGAATCTCGTCCAGATAGAAAACAACATGTTGAAAAACAGTTGAAAAATATTGGTGTTTTTGATGTGTGTAGTCGTTTTAATGCTATTAAATTAACTAATGGAGCAATAGGATGTAGTATGAGTCATTTAAAATGCATTGAAACTGCTAAAAAAAATGATTGGTCTCATGTTTTAATTGTAGAAGACGATATTAGTTTTTTGAATCCTGAACTTTTTGTAAAACAGTTAAATAAATTCCTAAGTAATCATATTTTATGGGATGTAGTTTTAATAGCCGGAAATAATATGCCTCCTTATATTACTATTGATGACTCTTGTGTAAAAGTAACAAGATGTCAAACTACAACTGGTTATTTAGTTAAAAGTCATTATTATGATACACTAATTCATAATTTTAAAAAAGGATTAAATTTATTATTAAAAAATCCAGATCAACATGTAAATTATGCTATTGATAAATATTGGTTTCAATTACAAAATAGAGATTTATGGTATTTGATTATTCCACTAACAGTAGTTCAAAGAGAAGATTATAGTGATATTGAAAAACGTCCTACAAATTATTGTAAAGTTATGACTGATTTAGATAAGAAAAGCTTTTTTCAAAAAAATTATGTAAATAATGTTAAGAATAGTTTCTTTCAAAATATAAAGTATGCTTGATGTTTTTATATTTCAAATGCCGATTACTATAAAAAATTGAATTGATTATAAATTTTACAATAAATAACAAAATTATATAAAAGTTTAATGCCGGATTTTGTTCAAAATTATAATATAAATAGTTTATACATTTGTTTATTATTATTATTCTATAACATATGGAAATCTAATTATGAGTATATAAATATAATTTTTAGTAAAATATATTTATTAAATTATACTTCTTTTATTATTATAATAAATATAATAGGATTATATTTGTTTTTGAGAAATTTATCACTTGAAGTAAATCTAAAATGTTCTTTAAAATATAAATAATATGTGTGTAAAATCTAAAATGCTGTAAAAATTTATTATTTTATTTTCCAAAATCACTTTTTTCTATATCAGTAAAATAATCATTGGTTGAAATATGAAGTATATTTTCTTTTAAAAAAGGATGTAAATGATAACCTATAGCATAGTCTTCTAAAAACTCTTTTATTATTAATTCTCTTCTTGAAACCAAATTTGTAACTGCTTCATAAGAAAGAAAATAAAAACGACCTGAACAATATTTAGTTTTATGAACTATAATATTTTTCGGCAATTCTTCATGAATTAAATAGTATTTGGATAAATAAGGTTTTTTTACGTCAACTATAAATCCTCCATAATGGGTTTTTGGATTTTTTGTTTTAATTATTTTAGTTATTACATCAAAAAAAGTTGGTTTTACTAAAATTTGATCATCGTCTGTTTTAAATAAATATTTAAATTCAAATGTTTCTTTAACTGCTTGATAAGCAGTAATTACTTTATTTGGCAATGAATTATAATCATCTTGTGTTTTTACCCACAATATTCGCGTTTCATTATCAAATTTATATTTTTGTTCTAATTTATCATCACCAATAACATGATAATATAATAAATAAGATGGAATGGTTTGTAACCATGTTTTTTTTTGATAAACAGCTTTATTTGTGTATTTTTTACAGTTCATTATTAACATAATGAATTGTTGTTGAATCATAATAATATATAATTTATTATGATTTTTAAATATTTATTTTATAACTATATTTTTTGAAAATTTAAAACCATTTATATGGACCATCACCTTTCACTATAACTGATTCTTTCAATGGTTCAACATTTACTTTACAACGCTCTCCCATTACTAACCAATAAAATGTACCATTTGAACCGTATACCATAAAAGTATTATTTTCAATTTCAGAGGTTGAGTAATTATTTATTATTGGATTTTGATTTTTATTTATTGGTGTTATCTGGATTGTAAAGTTAGTTGCTAATTTAGATACGTAATCAGGTAATTCAATAATTGTGCTTTCATTATTAGTTATTTCACCTTTTCCTCTGTAATAAACACCTGCTTCTGGACCTTCTAGACAAGCATGAACTAGATATTTTTTAACATATAGTGGGTGGTCAATAACAAATGTTTTACCTGCAGGGCCTGTTGGACCAACCGGACCAACCAATGCTAATTTTTGTCCAGGGTTAGGATAGAATGTTCCACTTGGTGAATCTGATAAATTTAATATTTCTGCATATGCGTAATTTGGATAACTATTATTATCAATAGAAATAATTTGAAAATATCCTGAAGTAGGATTAACATCATTAATTGTAATATTACAATTTGCTGATAAATAACTTGAATTTCCATTTGTTTTATCAATATAAATTACTCCAGTTTCACCTGGAGGAATAGCAGTTGTAGGTGTAGTAGTATATAGAAGACAAGTTACTAAAGGACCAGGTTGTCCTTGTTTACCTGTATATCCAGTATATCCAGTGTATCCAGTATATCCAGTGTAACCAGTGTATCCTGTATATCCAGTGTATCCAGTGTATCCTGTGTATCCTGTGTATCCTGTATATCCTGTATATCCAGTGTAACCAGTATATCCAGTGTATCCAGTATATCCAGTAAATCCTGTAAATCCAGTATATCCACTATGTCCAGTATATCCAGTATATCCAGTATATCCTGTAAATCCTGTAAATCCAGTATATCCACTATGTCCAGTATATCCAGTAAATCCTGTAAATCCAGTAACTCCTGTATATCCTGTATGTCCAGTATATCCCGTATATCCTGTATATCCTGTATATCCAGTATATCCAGTAAATCCAGTAAATCCTGTATACCCACTATGTCCTGTATATCCAGTAAATCCTGTATATCCAGTATATCCAGTAAATCCAGTAAATCCTGTATATCCAGTATAACCAGTAAATCCTGTATATCCAGTTACTCCAGTATATCCGGTAAAACCTGTATATCCTGTGTATCCTGTATATCCAGTATATCCAGTATATCCAGTAAATCCTGTAAATCCTGTGTATCCACTATGTCCTGTATATCCAGTAAATCCTGTATATCCAGTATATCCAGTAAATCCAGTAAATCCTGTATACCCACTATGTCCTGTATATCCAGTATATCCTGTATATCCAGTAAATCCAGTAAATCCAGTATATCCACTATGTCCAGTATATCCTGTATATCCAGTATATCCTGTATATCCAGTAAATCCAGTAAATCCAGTATATCCACTATGTCCAGTATATCCAGTATAACCAGTGTATCCGGTAAATCCAGTGAATCCAGTGTATCCAGTAACTCCAGTATATCCAGTAACTCCAGTATATCCTGTATAACCAGTGTATCCAGTGTATCCGGTGTATCCAGTGTATCCGGTGTATCCGGTATATCCAGTAAATCCAGTATATCCAGTAAATCCAGTAAATCCAGTAACTCCAGTATATCCAGTAACTCCAGTATATCCAGTAAATCCAGTATATCCAGTATATCCAGTATATCCAGTATATCCAGTGTAACCCGTAAAACCTCCTGGATCTCCTACTGAACCTTTATCACCAGTTGGCCCTTTATATCCTGTTTGTCCAGTATAACCGGTAAATCCAGTATATCCTGTGTTACCAGTATTTCCAGCCATTAATATTAATACTTGATCAATTACATTTGCGTCGTTCTGCGCTGTACTATTAGCATTATTTAAAGCAATGCTATATGCTAAGTTGTATGCTTCAGTGTAACTAACATCAGATGTTGCTGATGCTGACGATGTTGTTGTAACAAGTATACCTTCTGAAGTATAAGCTTTACCTACCGCTGTTGCTGACGCAAAAAAAGTAGACATATATTATAATAATGCAAAATATTATAATATTTTCAAAAAAAAATATTACTAAAATATAAAATATTATTATAGTAATATTTTTATCTTAAAACAATTTGTTTCCATTCATTAAAAAATAAATCTTTTATGTCATTTTTTGATTTATTTATACCAAACCATTTTTCCGGATAACATATAATTTTACCATTATTTTCATTTAAATATGCTGCCCACCAACTAAAACTACTATTCGCTATCACATTATATTTACAACAGCTCATCAATAACATTTGTTCCCAATCTTCTAAATTATTATTCACATTTTTAAATTCTAAATTATTAAATTTTACTTTTAATTGATTTATAATAATACTTACATCTTCCAAATCGTTATTCTCAAAAAAATATAACACTTTATTAAAATTACAGTTATTATCATTTTTCATTTTTTCACTTAATAATAAAATACTTTTTTCATAATATTCATATGTTAATATTGGAAAAACATTCGGAATTAATTTATAATCACCAATTCTAAAATGTAAACTAATTGTATTTTCTAAATCATTCATCGAATAATTACTTTTACTTATAACTATTTTTTTTTGTTCTGATAAATTAATTAGGTTAATTATAAAGTTAGAATTTTCATGAAAATATTTATAACTTTGAAAATATCCATATAAACATATATTTTCTTTTCCGTACATAGGTTTTACCAGTTCTTTATAACAAAATCCTTCTTCTTTAATATATTCACATGGCGGTAATGATCCATAAACACTTGTTCTCAAAGGTTTTAAAAAAGTATTCCAGTATGTTTTACGTTTTATAGTTTTACCTGTACCTAAAAATTCTGTATATAAAAAAGCAAATTCTTTTTTATGTTTCAAAGCATACGAAATTGTAGTAAAAATTTGAAATAATTGATTTCCTAATCCACCCATTAGGTTACATGTAATCATTATAAATAATATTATATATTGTATAGTATTATTTATATCTTTTTTTTATAAACGAAAAATTTTTAAAAATCTTCACTAAAAGTAAATATTTCATCTGTTTTAGTTTTATTTGCCAAAGCATATTCACTTACTCTTTTTTCAAAAAAGTTCGTTTTTGATTCAATTGATATTAATTCCATAAAATCAAATGGATTATTTACATTATAAATTTTTGAATAACCTAGTTGTAAACATAATCTATCAGCAACAAATTTAATATATTGAGTCATAAGTGAAGAATTCATACCTATTAATCTACAAGGTAAGGCAGAACAAATAAATTCCATTTCAATTTCTACCGCTTCTTTTATAATTTCATGTATTTTATTTTCATTCAACCTTTTAGCCAGTTTATTATAAAGTAAAATTGCAAATTCAGTATGTAATGCTTCATCTCTTGAAATTAACTCATTTGAAAATGTTAATCCAGGCATTATTCCTCTTTTTTTCAACCAAAAAATACTACAAAATGCTCCTGAAAAAAAAATCCCTTCTACACAAGCAAAAGCAACTAATCTTGTAGCAAAGACATTATTTTTATCATGTATCCATTTTTGTGCCCAATCAGACTTCTTTTTAATACAAGGATAATTTTCAATAGCATTAAACAATCTGTCTTTTTCATAAGAATCTTTAATATATGTTTCTATTAATAAACTATATGTTTCACTATGAATATTTTCCATAGCAATCTGGAAACCATAAAAAGCTCGTGCTTCAGCAAGTTTAACGTCATTCATAAATCTAACCGCTAAATTTTCAAGTACAATTCCATCACTAGCAGCAAAAAAAGCCAAAATCATGGAAATATAAAATCTCTCATCATCATTTAAGCTATTCCAATGTAAAAGATCTTTAGTTAAATCAATTTCTTCTGCTCTCCAAAAACAATCTACCTGTTTTTTATACATATTCCATATATTTTTATCTTTAATCGGAAACATTACAAATCGTTTATCGTCAGAATTAAGTAATTGTTCACAATTCGTTTCGCTCATTCTAAATTATATATAAACAAGATTTTATATTTTTATTCAAATATATATTATATTAAACTATAGAAATATGAAAATAATAAAATTAACTTTAGCAGAAAGAGACAAATGTTTAATGAATATAGAATCACAAATTGAAGTAAAAAAAAATAATTTAATAGAAAAACAAAAAACAATAAATAAAAACATAAAATTTAATCAACTTTTAGAACATATTAGAAATGATTATCAAAAATATTATGATTATATTATTCAACAAAAGAGAGAACAAATTCAAGCCATGAATATTTTAAATAATTACATTCGTGAATTAAAAACTTCTGGTAATTTAAGTGATAATAATATAAAAGACGCAAATTATGAAGAAAAAAAAATTTTAAATGAAATTAAACAAATAGAACATAATATGAATTATCTAGTTAAACAATTAGAACAAGCAAGTAATTTTGAAAACAATTACAATGTAAAAGTAAAAGAAGATAATAATGAATTCATCAAAAAGGTATAAAAAATATAAGAGTTATTATTAAAAATTATATTTGATTATATTATAATATATGTCAACTGATTTTTTAGGACAATTTGTCACACAATTTAATAAATTGAAACAAGTAGTTGATGATAGAAATAAAAATTATAATATTTTTATCGTTAATCTTATGACAAATGTTGGTGGTTTGGCGTTAAAATTAAAAGATTTAAATGACTCACTTCCCAATTATTTATCCAAATTTAGTTCAGAATTACAAAATAGTAAAAACACCATTTCAGAATTACAAGCCAAGTTAGCCAAAAATCAATCTGACATAGAAAATAATTCTCAACAAACAAATTCTTTAAAAAGTCAGATTGTTGATTTAACCAATGAAAAACAACAATCATTATCTGAATTAAACAACTTGAAAACTAGTTTAGAACAAGTTAAACAACAGTCCGAAATGGAAAAAACACAGTTTCAAAATGAGCTTTCTGAAAAAATGAAATCTCAAAATGAAGATTTTACAAAACAGTTAGAAGAGAGACAACAACAGTTTGAAGAAGCAAAAAAACAATTAGAAATGGAAATTCAAAATAAAAACCAAGAACTAGAAAATATCAATAAAGAATCTGGTAATGTAAAATCTCAACTTGATTCTTTAGTAAATGAAAATAAACAATTAAAAGAAGAAAATAATCGTTATATTCAATCCATTACTTCAGCAACCGCTTCTATTGGTGATCTTTTAAATGTTTTACAACAAAATCCAAGAGATGACGCTAATTTTAAAAAGATACAATCACATATGAATGATATTGAGACTTATATAGAAAAAATAAGTAATCAATTACAAGGTAGAGGCCAACCAAATGAAAATGCTTCAGAACAACCATCAAGTTCTATGCAAAATCCCGAACAACCTCCTGAATTAAGTGAAGAAGATTTCCAAGGCGGAAAAAGAAGAAAAAGGAAAACAAAACGTATAAGAAAGCAAAAAGGAGGATTTGTTTATGGAGTTTTTTCGCATAAAAAATATCGTTCTTCCAAAAAAAGTAGTAAATCTAAAAAAAGTAAAAGTACTAGAAAATATGGAGGACGAAAACATAAATAAAAAAGTATTGAATTTTCTATTTTAGATTATATATTTTACAAATTATTCAACATACCATATATACCAGCTTTAGTTATATATGGTCGTTCCCAATTACCACGAAGCTCTCTAAATTTAAGATAATTGTAGGATTTTCTTTTCTCTAAAATTATTTTTCTCTCTTTATAAATTTTTTTCCATACACGTTGAATTATTTTAATCCAAAATGTTTTTAATATTGCTACACATTCTCCTCCTTTTAAATAGAAACATTTAGCAATTTCTGGTTTTATGTAATTTTCATTTTCAATCATATTTTTATAGTTACGTATTATGGGATGTTTACAATAAATATTATACTTTGGATATCCTTTCAATAGTATATATTTTCTTTTATATAATAAATCAAAATCATTTATTATTTGATTTAAAGTATTATTTTGATTTCTTTCTGAAGAAGCTACATCTACATTGATATAATTCATATTACTTGTTTTACAGTTAGCTTTAAAAGCAACAATGTAATGTCCTGAAATATTTGAGTCACTATCTTCCGTTAAACCATGTAGATACTTATTATGCAAGTCGCATATTACAATTTCAAAATTACTTTTTTTATTTAAACTATTAATATAATTTTCGTTATCATAATTTTCGTTATCATAATGTTCATTATAATTATATGTTTCTTCTAAATAATTATTATTATCATTAAGCATTTTATATAATTTTAATTAAAAATTAATTTTATTTTAATTTATAAACAAATTATTAATCAATTTTTTTTAAAGAATATATATATAAATGAAAGTACCAACTATTATTTCAAAAATGTTTACCAACAAGTATTTCCTTTATCTTATAGTATTTTTATCTTTTACCAATGTAATTGGTTATATTATATTAGGAAATGTAAATGCTGTTATTTATTTTATAGTAGTAAGTCTTTTTATTGCGTTCTTTAGTAAAAATATGGCATTGATTTTATTTATAGCATTGATTTTTACTAATTTAATTATTGTAAATAAAGTACCAAGTAAAGAAGGGTTTGAAGGTAAAGAGGAGAAAAAAGATGAAAAACAAGAAAAAACAAAAGATAAAAATAAAGTTGATGAAAAGCCATCCGTACCTTCTAATGAATCACTACCAATTGTACCTATGAATCCTTCAGAATCATTTAGTGGTGGAAATAATCTTAAAGGTTCTAAGGTAGACTATGCTTCTACCGTTGAAAATGCTTACGATAACCTGAACAAAATACTAGGAAGTGATGGAATAAAAAACTTGACAAATGATACTCAAACATTAATGAAACAACAACAGAAATTGGCAGAATCTATGCAATCTATGACACCTCTCATTCAAAATATAACTCCTTTATTAAATCAAACAAAAGATATGTTGGGAAGTATGAATATGGGAAATATTGATCAAATTGCATCTATGATTACTAACATGACAGGTAGTAAATAATTTATTTAATGAATAGTTTTATTATATTTTTATTACCTGTAAAAGTATAACCATTATATTATAATTATTTATATATATTTATAATATGAAGAAATGTCCACCTGGAATTATATGTATTGAAAATTGTACCATGTTTTTTGTCATTATTTGTTTATTTTTATTATTTTATATAGTTTATGCTCATTTGCCAAATAATTCTAAAATAGAAAAAAACAGCAATAATCAAAATATTACTATACATAAATCATTACCACTACCACTACCAAATGTAGGAATAATGCCAAGTTACCCTTACAATAATATTCCAACACCAGATGTTTTAATGAATCCATACATTCCTCCATTAAGAGACGAAAGATATATTACTCAAGATATTCTACCTGGTCCAAGAATTCCTATTAATATTTCTACCAATTCAGTAGATACTAGTTATCGCCAAGTTGGTATTCTAACTCCGGCAAATAATAGTAAAGGTAAAATACTTCCTTTAATGGGTCGACCTTTATATACTAGGAGAGATTTATGGCAGTATTATACCATGAGTGACAGTAATAATAGCATAAAATTACCTATTATTATTAAAGGAAAAAGCGCAACAAATGAATATGGTGTAGATAAAATTTATGGAGGTTCGCATGTTTACGTGGAAGGTTATAATGAAGCCTTCAAAGTAACTATTTATGATAATGATGTCATTAAATATATCCCTTTCATATAATAAAATAAGTATTTGAATAACTTTTTACAACATAAATAAATAATTTATTTATCGATAATAAATTCTTTTTTTTCTGATTACTTTGTAATTTATTAGTCTAATTAATAAATCTTTATCTAAACGCTTTAATTTTGTAAAATAATATTCCTTAAAACTAATTTTATCATGTGTTCTTAAAAATTTTTGATACCACTTTAGGTATGTATTAAGTGCTTTGGCAGAATTTGTTATAATAGCATATCTCATTATTTTATATTTTAATTCTATAGGTAAATTGGAAAAAACATTCATTTGTTAAATATAATAACTAACTATTTATTTATTATATATAATTTTGTTATTGTCTAACTATTTATTTATACTTTATATATTATTTTTATGAGTTATTGATTATTTTATTTCTTAATTTACGTGTTTTTTTGAATCTTCCACCATTTAGATTCATATTACTAGCTGCTTGTTTTACGGCTGTAAAGCCATTTTGTATTCCCATTTGCGGGTTATTTATTGAAACTTTTTCAGCAATTTCAGATGATAAATAGTCAATTATATTCGCAAAAGAACTTGAAACATTATATGGAAGTGTATTATTAGAATTCATTTCTTGTAACTGATTATTTTCATTTAAAGATTGATTAGTATTTGGTGTTGCTTCATGTTCTTCTGGCGTTGCTTCATGTTCTTCTGGAGTTGCTTCATGTTCTTCTGGAGTTGCTTCATGTTCTTCTGGTGTTGCTTCATGTTCTTCTGGTGTTGCTTCATGTTCTTCTGGAGTTGCTTCATGTTCTTCTGGCGTTGCTTCATGTTCTTCTGGTATTGCTTCATGTTCTTCTGGTATTGCTTCATTTTCTTCTGGCATTACGCGATGTTCTTCTGGAGTTGCTTCATGTTCTTCTGGCGTTGCTTTGTGTTCTTCTGGAGTTGCTTCATGATTAAATATAGATTCATTCATATGTTGATTAGTATTTGGAACAGCATCATTATTTGGAGTATTTTGAATTACATTTGAAGCTAAATTTGAAATATCTACGTTTTCATTTAAACTATTATTATTTTCAATATTAAAAGTTTTTGGCTTTTTCTCTTCTTTATTTGTGGCTGTTTTTGGCTTTTCCTCTTCTTTATTTGTGGCTGTTTTTGGTTTTTCTTCTTCTTTATTTGTGACTGTTTTTGGCTTTTCCTCTTCTTTATTTGTGACTGTTTTTGGCTTTTCTTCTTCTTTATTTGTGGGTGTTTTTGGTTTTTCTTCTTCTTTGGCTGTTTTTGGTTTTTCTTCTTCTTTGGCTGTTTTTGGCTTTTCTTCTTCTTTATTTGTTTCAGTATTTTTTTTTGAATTTAATTTACTTCCAAAACCTAAATGTCTTTTTGCCATTGATAATAATCCTTTACCACCTTTTTTATTTAAGTGATGAAAATTGAAGAGCTTTAAAGTTTTATTTGCTAAATTAAGATGTTTTTTATTTCTAAATGTATTTTTATTTTTATATCCTCCTCTTTCTTTTCTTTTCCTTACAGTTTGTTTTTTCTTATGATATAATTTAGATATTTTACCTTTAGTTAATTTCATTTCTATATAAATAAATTAATATTTTTATTTATCTATTTATATTAATGACAACAGCAACTACAAATATTCCATTAATCAATATATCTCAACAAAATGTAATTGGTAAGTGTGATTTGAAATGTGACTATAATTTTAAATATACTAATAGTAATTCTATTGCTACTAATTTAGGTATTTATATTCAAATTTCATATGAGCAATCTGGGATACCTCCTGTAACTTATAATAATGTCAAATATAATGTAGATTATATAATTATTACTCAACCATCTGTTCATAATTTTAATGGTTCACAAGCAGTTGCAGAAATATTGATTATTCATAGTCCTTTAAAAGGTGGGAAACAATTAATTGTTAGTATTCCTTTTACTACATCTGGTGATAGTACTACAGCTTCTAATATTTTAAGTGAAATTATTACTTTAGTTACTTCAAATGCTCCAAATTCTGGTGAAAAAGTAAATTTAAATTCTTCTGATTTTTCATTACAAAATATCATTCCTAAAAAACCATTCTATAATTATTCGGGTGAAAGTTACAACTATATTGTTTTTGATATAACAAATGCTATTCCAATTTCAAGTTCGGTTCTTAATAACTTAAATACCATTTTACAACCAATTTCAAATATTGATGCTGCAGTAATATCACAAAGTAGTACACAAAATATTTCGTTATTTTATAATTCCAAAGGTCCAAATACAAATAATCAAGAAGATGAAATTTATATATCATGTAATCCTACTGGAAATTCTGAAAAAGAAGAAACAGTTACCTTCCAAAAAGCAAAAAATGAAACAGTATCTTTAGATTTTTCTAAAATCATGTCAAATCAATATTTTATTTATTTTATGTATGCTTTGATATTTATTATTATTCTTATGTTGGTAAGTATATTGATAGGAGCTTTCACTTCTAATAGTATAAAAATGCCATCTTTTGTCAATAAAATTTATGGTAATAGTAAAAATTCAGCATCCTCTTAGTTTGCAGTATTATTCAAATTAGCAGCATCATGTAAGTTTTCCAATAAAGGTTTATATGTTGCGTCAGTTACACTACCTCCTACCGTTATTGGCGCCATTTTTTTAACGACTTCTTGTTCTAAAGTATAAGAAAATTGGTTTTGAGGAGTAAAATTATAAGCAGACATTTCACATCCTTTTTTAGATTCGGATGGAAGAAATTTTTTAATAGCATCACTTCCAGTAACCATACTTGAGTTTCTTACTAAAACAAACGCGACAAATAGACTTAAAACAGCTAAAATTGGGTTAGCGTGAATAAATAATAAAATAATAATTATTAAAAGAATTATTTTTCCCAAGATACTATCAATCATACTAGCTACTGGTTCAGGAGTTTTATAACCCATGATTAAATATATAATGAATAAAATACAAAGAATTAATTGACCAACTTCATCTTTTTTAAATAGTTGTCTTAGATTATCCATATATCATATTTGTAGATTTTATTATTGTTTCATAATCTATTTATTTATAAAGTATGTAAAAAGAATATAAATATTTCCTACTAAATAAAATATATCTATCTCAAAATTCAAGAAAGAAATGCTAAATCTAAATCTAAATACCTATCTAGGACCAAAAGGTTATACTTTGCTTAAAAAAGAATTGACTATAGAAGAACAAAAAAATATTCGCGAAGAACTAATGGTCAAACCTTACGTTCATGGAGCACCAACAAATGTAGCAATTAGTTTTCCAGTTTATAGGGAATCTGATACTAAAATATATGTTCCACATTATTTTGGATTACAAAAATTCGGAATTCCAAAAGAAATAAAAATCTCATCAGGTGAAGATATTCATTTAGAATTCAATGGTACTTTGAGAGAACTTCAAGAAAAAGTAGTAAAAACCTATACAGATCACATTGAAAAAGTTGGAACTGGTGGTGGGTTACTTGAATTACCATGTGCTTTTGGAAAATGTTTACAAATTGATACTAAAATTCTAATGTATGATGGAACTATTAAAATGGTTCAAGATATTAAAGTTGGGGATGTATTAATGGGAGATGATTCAAAACCAAGAAATGTATTATCACTTGCTACAGGAAGAGAAACTATGTATAAAGTAGTTCCTATAAAAGGAGAAGGTTATGTTGTAAATGAAAGTCATATATTATCATTAAAATGTGCTACAAATCATAGTAAAAAATTAAAAAAAGGTCAAGTCGTTGATATTTCTGTTTTAGACTATTTGAAATTACCCAAATCTTTTCATGGTAAAGGTGGAGTATTATATGGATACAGAGTTCCTATTGATTTTGAAGAAAAAATATTGCCAGTTGATCCTTATATGATAGGTTACTGGTTAGGAGATGGTTGTTCTAGAACTTCCAAGATAACTTCTCAGGACTCTTCAGTATTACACTATTTTGCTCATAATTTAAAAAAATATGACTTATCACTTATTTATCAAAGTCAATATGATTATACTATTTGTGGAAATCATAAACTAGACAATAATATATTCTTGAATACATTAAAAAAATTAAATCTTATACAAAATAAACACATACCTATTATATATAAGTGTAATTCAAAAGAAAACAGATTAAAATTATTAGCAGGATTGATTGATAGTGATGGTCATTTAATAAAAAATGGTGGTTTTGAAATTTCTCAAAAGTCTGAATTAATGATTGATGATATTATTTATTTAGTAAGAAGTTTAGGTTTCGCTTGTTATAAACAAATAAAAAAAACATCTTGGACTTATAAAGGTATAAAAAAATACGGAAATAATTTTAGAATAACTATTAGTGGTATTGGTATTGAAAATATTCCAGTTTTAATACCAAGAAAAAAGTCTCCACCAAGAAAACAAATAAAAGATGTATTGAATTATAGAATTAAAGTAGAAAAGTTAGGAGTTGATAATTATTATGGTTTTGAAATAGACGGAAATAGAAGATTTGTTTTAGGAGATTTTACTGTTACACATAATACAATATTATCACTTAACATCATAAGTCGTCTTAAAAAAAAAACTATTATTATTGTTCATAAAGAATTTTTGATGAATCAATGGATTGAACGAATAAATCAATTTTTACCTTGTGCTCGTATTGGAAAAATCCAGGGTCAAACAATAGATACAGATAATAAAGATATTGTTTTGGCTATGCTTCAATCTCTCTCTATGAAAGATTATCCATCTTCCATCTTTGAATCCTTTGGACTTACCATTATTGATGAAGTCCATCATATTTCTAGTCAAACTTTTTCATGTGCTCTTTTTAAACTTGTTACAAAATATATGTTGGGATTATCTGCTACTATGAATAGAAAAGACGGAACCACCAATGTTTTTAAAATGTTTTTAGGCGAGGTTGTTTTTAAAGGAAAGAGAGAAGAAAGTCACGAAGTGGTCGTACGTGCTATTGAATATAAAGTGGATGATGATGAATTTAATAATGTTGTTCATGATTATCGTGGAAATGTACAATATAGTACCATGATTTCTAAATTATGTGAATATAATCATCGAAGTGAATTTATTCTTCTCGTTCTCTCTGATATGTTGACTGAAAACCCAAATCAACAAGTCATGATTCTTGCTCATAATAAAAATATATTGAAATATTTTTACGACGCAATTAGTCATCGTAACATTGCTAGTGTCGGTTATTATGTTGGTGGAATGAAAGAATCCGCTTTAAAAGAAACAGAATCTAAAAAAATCGTTATTGCTACTTTTTCTATGGCAGCAGAAGCTCTCGATATTAAAACGCTTACTACTTTGATTATGGCTACACCAAAAACAGATATTGAACAGTCTGTCGGTAGAATACTAAGAGAGAAACATAGCAAACCAATCGTAGTTGATATTATTGATGGTCATGATATTTTTCAACGTCAATGGTTAAAACGAAAAGTATTTTATAAAAAAAATAATTATAAAATAATAGGTATTAATAATAAATCGTATCATACAGATACCAATAAATGGAAAGTAATTTTTAATCCTTTACTAGGTGGTTCAAAGAGAGAAAAAGAAGAAGACGATCTAAAAGAAGATCAGTGTAAAGAGGATCTAACAGGCAAATGTTTTTTGAAAATTAAAAAAATCTAGAAAATCTAGAAAAAATAATAATATAAAATTATATATATGAAATTTAAAAAATCTAGAAAAAATCTACTAAAAAAATCCAAAAAAGGTGCAGGACCTGAATATGAATATACTCCCGATATTGAAAATCAATTAGATAATGTAAAATATGAAAATACTCCAGACATTGAAAATCAATTAAACAAAGAAACAAACGTAAACATAGAGAAATTTACAGATACAAATACGGAGACAAATACAGAGACTGATATAGATAAACCGAAAAATATAGTAGAATATGTACCTGAACAAAAAGAAACTTCTATTCAACCCATAGAACAAGATGTTGAGTTAAATATTCCAAGTGATAAAAGATTCGATTTAGGTGATAGTGGATATGGTATTTATGATACACAATTTTATGGTGGAATTACTAAAAAAAGAAGAGAAATAAAAAAGAGACCAAAGAGAAAAAAAAATACATCAAATAAAAAGAAAAAGACACCAAAGAGAAAGACGATAAAAAGAAGATAAATATAAATGTATAATTTTTATTTTAGAATGGGGGGATAGGCTATATAAAATTTACAGATTTCTGCATGGGAAAGTCAAAAGGGAAATGAAAAATGGACATTTTAAAAATGTCCAAAAATGAAAAGGGTCAAAAGACTTTTGAAAAAAACGTGTTTTTACTGCATAATTGAAAATTATGGTTTGGTGACCAAAAAAATAATTTTCAGAATGGCACGATAATTTTTAAAATATTTCAGTTAAAAAGGATTTAGGCATTTTTTATTGTTCTATAATATAGAACAAATTTAGAATGGAAAAACATGTAAAAAATGTCCAAAATTACGAATGTAAATTATGTGACTTTAAATGCTATAGAAAAACAAATTGGGATTCGCATATTTTAACCAATAAACATAAATTTAGAACAAATCCTAGTATTTTAGAACAAAAAAAGGAGTCGTTAGAATTAAAGTGTAAATATTGTCAAAAAAAATATAAAGCACGAAACAGTTTATGGTATCATGAAAAAAAATGTTTTAATATTTTTGTAAATGATAAACCTGAATTGAACCATGATATTTTAAACCAAAAATACATAAAACCTCAAACAGATGATGATGTAAAAGAATTAGTATTACAGGTAATAAACGAAAATAAACAACTCCATAAAATTATTCTTGAAATGATACCTAAAATTGGAAATAATTCAACTGTAAATAATACCAACATGAATTCACATAACAAAACCTTTAACTTGAATGTATTTTTGAATGAAACATGTAAAGACGCAATGAATATTATGGATTTCGCGAATTCATTGAAAATAAAATTATCTGATTTGGAAAATGTAGGTAAGTTAGGGTATGTAGATGGTATTACCAATATCATAGCAAAAAATCTAAAAGAATTAGATATTACTAAAAGACCTGTTCATTGTAGTGATATCAAGAGAGAAATATTATATGTGAAAGACCAGGATAAATGGGAAAAAGAAAACGATGATAAAGAGAGACTTAAATTAGCGATTAAACATATTGCTCATAAAAATATTCAAATGATTCCCGAATGGAAAAAAGAAAACCCAGATTATAAACGAGACGAAGGAAGGGTAAATGATCAGTACCTTAAAATTGTTATGGAATCTATGGGTGGTTCAGATAAACAAGAAGATAATGTTTATCAGAACAAAATAATTTCGAAATTGGCAAAACATGTTATTATTACAAAGGATTAAAATAATTATTTCATTTTATAATGAAAATAATAAAATGAAATACTTATTTTAATGACCACGAGATGGAGAACCTGTTCCTGTAAAATGATTGTAATTATCTTGACAATTTGTACAGTTACTTAAAGCCTGATATGGGACTGGATTTGCTAATGCCAAATTATTTGAGGATAAAATACCTCCGGTTGAATAAGTATTTGTCAAAGGAAGATTATTTTGAAATTGAGCATATCCTCCTTTTAAAATTTTTCTTTTAGAATAGTGATGTTTACGAGACCTTTTACCTGTCGTTTTTTTCATCATTTTTTTACTATAAGTTTTTATTTGGTTCTTTAAAGACAACAATTTTTTCTTTAAACTTTTCATTTTTGTTTTTCCACCTTTTGTATTCTTCATCTTATACATTTTAGTAATATTTTTTATTTTTCTTCGGAGAGCTCCTCCTTTTAAAATAGGATTTACTCCTGCTGCTGCTGCTACATTCCATTTATCACCTGGTTGTCCAGGCAGTCCTGGAAGACCGGGAATTTGATTACTGCCGAATCCACCACTATAAGTAGAACTGTCTCTATTTACATAACTAGGATTCACATTACTATTGGGAATTATTTTACCATATCCTAAATTAGAAGCTCCAGAACCTGACATATATATATTAATATTTATTTTTTTCTAGATGAAAGAGTTCTTTGGATTCTATTATTTTAGAAGAGTGTTTTGCTACTTTTATTGGAATCCATTTTTTAAATTTGTACGAGAAGTGACAAACCATATTGATTTTTCTTTCTAAAAATACAAATTTATCTTCCTTTTCATTTTCAAATTCCGCTTCATCATCACTTTCTTCTAGAGCATCTAGTTTTTCATTTTCTTTTATATTTCTAAATAATTTATTCATCTTTACACTTGTAGTAAAGTCCGGTATGTGTGCTTTTCCATATAATTTGGTTCCATTATCTGTATACAAGTGATAAATATCATTTTGAATATCTGGACGAATCTGAAAAACAATTTCTTTTTTATTAGAGGAAATATTTGTGGAGGAATGTAAAGTCTGTATTTTATTTGTTGGTTTATAGCTTGGTTTAGCATTTGTATTTATGGTATTCTTGTTTAAATTATTGTTTTTATTAACAACATTCACATTATAATTATTTATATTATTATTTTTAATATCGGGAATCAATGTGGGTTTTGTTTTATCATAATTAATGTAAAAAATAGGTTTTTCAACAGTTTCATGAAAGTAATGAAATTCAATATATTTTACTCTATAAGAAATAAGTCCTTCTTTGATAATTTTTAGGAATTCTTTTTCTGAACTTTCTAAAGTATTAGTAAGAGAAAACATAAATGCTAATCCAATAATTAGAAAACTTTTGTTATATATGATTTGTTGAATATCGTTTTGAAATATGTAGTCATAAAGTTTTAATTTATTATACATTTTCATTTGTAGTAAATTTTTTCCTTTATAATAAAAGATATTTTCGAGAGAGAAATGTTTGAATCCTCCTTTGGTTAAGAAAAAAGTTCCATATAAAATACTTCCATTTCCATAACAAAGTTCGTTGTTAAAACATGCTTTTTGAATAAAAATATCTTGGATTTTAAAATTATTAGAAGAAGAGTTGTCTATTTCCAACAGGATACACAGGTCTTTATTATTATAATGAGTAAACCATAAAAAACACGCGATTCCTTCTGGTATAGCAACTAAAAAATCGTATCGATAAACTTTGTTATAAGAATTATTATAAGAAAGTTTAGTAATATTTTTTGGGAATTCAGATAACAATGACTGTTTATCTTTTTCAGTTAACAACATATGTATATTTAATTAATACTTTATCTTTATATTTGATTTGTTATTAATATTTAGAGAAAGGATATTTTATTTTTGTAATTTAATAAGACGAATAAGAATTATCATAACCAGATAAATCAGTGATTTCTGTAGTTGAAGTAAAAGTATTTCTACTTTCATTTCCATTTTTAGAATGCTGTAATTGTTCCTTTAAAAAACTTTTTAATTCGTTTTTCATGTTTTCTACATCTGGTTTCGGTAATAAATCTTCTTTTGTATAAGAAATTTTATTATATTCGATATTATCTTCTTGATTTTCTTTGTCTTTATCTTGAGATATAATCTTGTACATATCTTTATATTTTTGGGAAGGGGCATTTACTAAATCTTTTACTTTAGGAACAGTTAGATTTTCTTTGAAGAAAATTATTAAATGATGAATTAAAAAAATAAATATAATAGATAAAATAGTCGTTTGAAGAATCCATGATAACATACAATATTATTATATTACTTTAATAGAGATAAAAACACAATTAAATCATTTTTATATTCTTCTAGTGTAAATTTATCTTCGTCGATTTCAAAGTAAAAATTATTTGGAATAAAGTGGTTTGAATTATTTTCAGTTAAATCTAAATCTTGTTTAGGACCTTCTATAATTAAAAATAAATTGCTAGATGATTGTTTATGAGATGATTTATGTAGACAATATTTCATCGATGTTATATAGTTGGAAATATGATTATTTGGTAAATGATAAATATCCTTTAGTAAAACCTTGGACTTGTCAATTATTAATGTAAAGTCTAATATTTTTATTGTTTCAAGAGTCTTGTCATCATTTATATGAAATTCTTTAAAATCATTATTATTTATTAAGAAAATTCCAGAATCACTGTATATTTCTATTCGTGTTTCTTTATTATGAAAATATATTTCTAAATTTTGTAAAATAGATAATAGCTGAATAGGTTTGTAGTCATCAACAAATAATTTCATTCTAATGATTTAATATTATATTAATTATAAAGAAACTATTTAAACCTATTAATAAAATAGTTTATATTATATATATAATTATGTCTTCTACTTCTCTAAATATTATTATTGTCGAAAAAACTGGTACCTTGAAATCTCTTACTGTAAAAGATTTCAAAGAAGAAGAACTTTTTAAAAAAGCTGGTTTTAAAAAAATCGACGGTTTTCAAAAACAAGGAGAATGGACCGTAAAAAATAATAATGAAAAGTTATCTATTATTGTTTACGGAAAAACAGATGGAAGAGTAAATACTGAAAATAAATATGATTTTCCACCCCCATTGGATACGATATTATTTTTTGGTAGTTGCGTAATTGTAGCCAAGTATAAAAATACAAATGAATTTGTTTCTTTAACATTGGAAATGTGGAATAAAACATATGAGAAGCTTTTCGGTGGTTTTGAGGATTTATCTGCTACTGCTGCTGAAGATGAAGAAGAAGAAGATGAATTAGACGCTGTTCCTAAAGAAAAAAAGACCAAACATGGATATTTAAAAGACGGATTTGTAGTAGATAGTGATGGAGATGAAAATGAAGATGATTTTGAAGATGAAGATGAAGATGAAGAAGATGATGATGAAGAAGAAGATGTGGGAAATGTAGAAGAAGGTGAAGATGTAATGGAGTTGATTGATATTGGGTCAGAATTAAGTGAAGAAGATTATGATTATAGTGACGAGAATGAGAGTGAGAAATAAGAGTGTAAATTCAAGTGTGTAAAATTAACTATATATTGCTTTAACTACTCTTCCATTTCTTGCATAATAACTTTTTTCATAATCCAAAGTAGCGAAACATCTCACTAAAAAACGGTCATAATCATCATATCTTGGAATAAAACAAGATCTTCCATGTACCGCACGATTATTATCAATGAAAATAATTTCTCCTGGCATTAAATTATATTCAATACGATGTTTATAATAAATATCTATTATTTTTTCAATTATTTCATTTGCGTTTTGATTTAATCCTGACATTAAATCTTGGTCAAAAACTAATTTATAATCTTGTTCTTGATCTTTAATTATAATAGGTATAGGCCCACGAACCATTCCGTCTATAAAATTATAACCGTTTAATTTGAAAGATACATCTATACCAATTCTCCATAATGGTTGACAAAGTAATTTTAAATTTTCTTTACTTATATTATTTATTATACTCTGAACTGGTAAAATATAGGTATATGCTTCTTTATTACCACGAAGACATGCTAAACTAAGTATATCTGGTCTTAATTTAGAAAATGCTTGTTCTGTATGTATTTCAAGTTCTTTTGTACTGCCTAAACTAGTTTGTATATTTGACATACTTTTTACTGGAACAATATCCTGAAATAAACGTCCATACCCTTCTGCTTCATATGCTATCATTTCTCCTATGACATTTATGAATAATGCCTGAATACGCGATAATAATGTTTGTTCTCCAATTTTCTCATTATTACCTGGCGGTGTTTTTGGTATATTATTCTCTGATATTGGTATTCCTTTTATCAATAAAAATCCTGTTTCTGAACCATTTTTTGCAAAATTTAATAAAATATTTCTAATATATTTTGGAATCTGAAGAGAGAAATGTTTTGCTTCCTTACAAAAAAGTTCCGGATTTTGTGATGGAGATGTTTTTAAACCAGTAGCAATTTCTGTTAAAATATTTATATCATTTTCGTTTAGTTCTATTATACAGGTTGATGTCATTTTTTTCATATAATAATAATATACTTTTAGAAAAAGTATAACAAAATCTACCTTTTCTAAAAGTGGGTAACAACAGATTTTGCTCCACTTTTCTAAAAGTGGATGGATAATAAAATTGATTTACTTTTTTCACTTTTGGAAAATAATATTATATAAAAAGTATTTCAAAAAATGGGAGCTTCTTCTAGCATTTTAACATTGGATGTTTACATTTCTTTTCCTCAACAAAATTATTATGTTGATCAACTCAAGCGTAATCTGAAAATATTGAATTATTCTATCATGGATAGTTCTATCATTATTCACAGTATGAAAGATTCGTCTATTACTGAAATATCTAAATATATTGTAAGCATAATAAATAAAACGAAATATATTTTTATTTGTATTTCTCCCGAAACCATTCGTTCTATTATTCAAACTATTGAAATGAATGAATTAAATGAAACTATGATTTTGAATTCTAATTTTGACAGTAAAAAAATTATTTATTTGATGACGAATGAAAATTATACCCCAGTTACCAATAGAGAATTAAAATCTATTATTCAACAAAATATATGGTTTCCTTTATATGATGAAGAAACATTTTTTCAAACGAATAATAAATTAACCACACTTTTGTTGAATAATATTGAATAAAGATGTAGATTTAGATTAGATCTTTTGAATTGGATTATCTTTATTTACATTTACAATAAATAAATCAACTTAAATATTAAATTATGATGTATTATAAATGAAGTACATTTTACCTTTTATTTTATTTACTGAAATATTTGCTTCTAATCCAATAAAACCCAAATTATGTAAGGATTGTAAGTTTTTTAGAAAAGATTTTCTTACTATTAATAAATTCGGTAAATGTTCTTTATTTCCAAAATATCAAGATATAGATAATATGTATTCTTTAGTTGATGGAAGTAAAAATAATAATGTAGTTGATTATTATTATTGTTCTGTCGCTAGAAATTATAAAAATATGTGTGGATCAGAAGGAACTTTATATGTAAAAAAATAAAAATATTTTTTTATAAAATTGATTTGAAATAAGATTTAAACATTATTTGTATTATAACTATATTATACTATATTTTAAATCATGACGTTACGTAAAATTGAGAATGATGCTTTATTTCGTGGAAATGTGGTGAAAAAGCTGAATGTTATTTTGAATAATGAGAAACATAGCATGAATTTAGAAAAGGGGATTTATAATTATTCATTGAAAGAGGCGACGCGTCGAAAAGTTATCAAAAAATGGGACAATCCTTATTTTGTTCAGATTTATGTAGACCATTTACGTAGTATTTTCTTGAATTTGAAAAATGATGATATTCTTTCTCAAATTAAAGATGGTTCGATCAAGTCGCATACGGTTGCGTTTATGACGCATCAGGAAATGAATCCTTATAAGTGGGCAGATTTAATTGAACAAAAATCGAAGAGGGATAAATCGAAGTTTGAGGTAAATATTGAAGCAGCAACAGATACTTTTACATGTAGAAAGTGTAAAAGTAAGAAGTGCACTTACAGTGCCATTCAAACCAGAGCTTCGGACGAACCTATGACCATATTCGTCACGTGTTTAGAGTGTGGATGTCGTTGGAAAACTTCTTAAGAAATTTACAAAAAATAAAATATATAAATAGAATTCTTAAAATTGATATCCATAGTTTGTATTACATCCATCATAAAATAAATGAACTATTTCTAATAATTCAGTATTTTCTTCTTTTTTTATTCTTTCCATTTGATTATTAATTTCGTCATATAAAACAGCAAGTCTAATTTTCATATATGGATTTTTTAATGTACCATTAGAATTATAATACTTATCAGGATTGAAACGAATAAAAATAAATTTACCTCCATGTAACATATATAAATCATCATAACGAATTTCTTCATCTGTTTTATCATATCGTTTATGTTGAAATTCATCTGTCTCAATACATAACAATGTATTACCAATTAATTTACGATGATCAATACGCCTCCTATTTGAACAGTCAAAATTTCCAGTCCAAAGAACTTGGTCATGTTTAAATCCTTCAAAGGATTGATTTATAAAATCTCTTACAGTATTTTCTTTTGTTTTTTTCCTTATCTGTAAAGTTAAAGGATCATCTGGAAATAAATGTTGAAAACAAAATGTACAATAGTAACGATATTTTATTCCTCCAGTATTATAACAACTACCTGATTTACATTTATCTACTACATTAATCATTTCTTCCGTCTTACAAGAATTACAAAATTCTGCCTTTTTACCTTCATAATTATAAGTTGCTTGTTTATTATTACATTGTTTACATAATCTTTTTCTTATCATTCTCATTTCAGGTAATTTACATTTACCACAATATTCAGGTTGTAGTCCTTTATAATTACACGTTGGTTGTGCTTTTCCACATTTACATAATTTTCTATAAACGTCTATCATACCAGACAACTGACATTTCGAACAATATTTAGGTTTTTCACCTGGATAATTAAAACAAGGTTTACTACTTTTACCACAAACACATGGGTCATCATTTACATTAATCATTCCTTCACTTCTACAATTGGCACAAAATTCACCTTTAAGACCAGGAAAATTAAAACTTGGAGTTACTTTACCACAACTACATTTTTTATCATTAACGTTTGTCATACCTTCTTCTTTACATTCTAAACAAAATTTAGCAAATTGTCCTTCATAATTATAAGTTGGTCTTTTCTTTCCACAAAAACATAATTTACAAAGCAAATTTATCATTTTCTCTTCTTTATGTTTAGAACAATAACGAGTACCAAAACCAGGATAACCAAAAGAAGCAATTAATTTACAACCATCTTCTCCTTCATATAAACACTTTTTGTGAGGCATCTTTTCTATTATAATATATATAAACATTTGTTTTTAAATATTTTGAACGTAAATATATTATTTAATTATTCCCTAAATATTTTATATCTCATAGTTCTTTTATAAACATTCGTATCCATCCTTAACTCAATATCCGTTCCAATAAACTCATACCCCTGTTTCCTCAAAATACTCCGAATGATATTCAGGTAAGGTCGCTTACAAGCAAAATTCGGTTTAAAACTCGAAATCGTCGAACAAGCAAACACTTTCTGAATCTCTTCCTTCATCCCCATTATTTTTTCCTGTTTTACAAGATCCGCATCTAATTCACATAATAAAAAACATCCCTTTTCATCTAATTCTAAAAGAGAAATCAAGTCCGCACAAATTTTCTCTCTTTCTTCTTGAAACTTGTCTGATAATTTTTGACGCATTTTTAAATATAATATAATATATTATATATAACTTACATATTTGTTTCTAAGTAAATTACCGATAAATATTTATTTACTTCCATCATAAAATTTGAAGATAATTATTTATTCTTTTTACAGTTTTTATAACAATTGGTTTCACTGGAAAAGGAACCATGTAAAGATAAGGATTTGTAATTTTAATGGTAAATACATTATTGAACGTGTGTTTTTCATACCATGCTTCATAATCTAATTCCATCCATTCCTTTTTTTCACTACAAACCTTATCAATACTTATTAAAGCATCCCCAAATCCAGGAACAACTTTCAATATATTTGATTCTAATGACATAATAACAATACTATTTTGTCTTTTCATTTCTTCATATATCCATAAATAAAAACTTACACCGACATCAAAACATAAATCTTTAAAATAAAGATTTGGAAAAGTATTGGAATATGGAACAACAGTTTCAGAATTTGGAAATGGAAAAAAAAGAATATAAATATGTAGTTTGTGGACACCACTTATATTTGTTTTTATTCCAATAAAGGTTGCGCCCATTTTGTGTGGAGAATAATTGGATATATTATTATGAATTATACTTTGAAAATATTTAACGGCATTATCAAATTCATCCTTATCTAATTTATTATCTTCCATCGTCAAAATATATATTTATTATAAATTATTTTTAATATATAATAATTAAAAAGACTCTGTAAATTAAATTATTGTTAAACAAATAGATTTAAAGAAAACCCAATAATTTATGTAATCAGAAGAGAATTTATAGATGTTTTTTAAATTAGCATCATCGTTCATCATAACAATTACAACATTATCTACAGTTATTAATTTTACAAAAGCATATAACATACCGCATTTTTTCGATCACTGGACATGTCTTGGAATCAAAGAAGTTTGGGATTCCCCAAGACCTCAAGTATCCAATATTGGAGAATTACCGCTTATTACATGGAAAAATCCTGTTACTAGTGAATGGATTACATGTATAAATATTTGTAAACATATGGGTTCTAAATTAGATAATGCTATAGTAACAGACAATGGTTGTTTGAAATGTCAATATCATGGTTTAGAAATTTCTGAAAAAGATAAATTCGGAGAAACGGTAGAACATGAAGGTAAAATATTCTGGGCATTTAAACCGACAACAAAATCTCCACCAAGTATTCCTTTTTATAAAAACAAACAATACGAAAAATCAATTTTGGAAATAGATATGGATGCTTCTTTAACAGATAGTGCTTATAATATGATGGATTTAAGACATCCAGAATTTGTACATAATAAATTCGTCGGTTTTGGAAGCCAAGTTCCACCCCAAAATATTCAGCATTTTTATTATGGACACAAAGATCGTGTAGGTCTTTCGTTTGATTATATCTCGAATGATTTAATGCGTAGAATAAACGAAAATGTCAATAAGACCAATAATTTTCACATGTTTCAATATCCATCTTTTACTTGGTCAAAAGTGTCGTTTGATAAAAACAATTTAATAATTGGTGTAAATTTATTACCACTTTCGAAAAATAGAACACGTTGGTTTATTACCATATGTCACAACTACCATAAATCTAGTATAGGTAAAGAATTCATGAAGATGCTTGCTATTACCATTTTAAACCAGGATTTTTATCAAATGTCAAATCAATATGAAGAAAACGATCTAAAAAAAGAAGTGATTTTTGAACATATTTTTCGCGACGAAGAAGCAATATTATCTGTAAAAAAAATGTTTGAAACTTATCATTATAAATATCCAGATTTGGAAGAATGTGTGAATTTATACAAGCATTTCAAAGTTAATATGTGATTACACTGACTAAAAATGAAACTTATATTATATTTTTTTCTTAATAAAATAAGAAAAAATATAATGATCCAAAAAACCAAATAAAAATATTTGTTTTACTTTTTTCACCACAAAATATTCCTACTAAGATTATTTGCCGAATACTTGTTTTTACGCCAATCACCTCTCATAAATCGAGTTCGTGTTAAATAATTTGCCCGACGTGTTTTATCGTGATGTTTTGTATAATCTTCATATCCAAGCTGTCCAAAATTCACCCATTTTTTATTATGAGGATCATAAATACTATATTTTTTTTGTGAATTGCGAGCAGGATATAGTTTAGCCGTTTTACCTAAATATTTATACGCCATTTGTTGGGCTTTTCTTGGACTTGAATATAAATAAAGACGTTTCTTGAATTTTAGATTCATTTTTCTAGTTCTAGTTTTAGAATTTAGCATTATTATAATAAATAAATATTATTAAAATTTTTATATCTCATTAAAAAAACCACAATATAATAAACAAATATGAAATTATTTTTCATTATATTTTTTCCTTTCTGCCTCTTTAAAAAACCGTTTATAAACGGCTTTTTACCCCAAAAAAATAATAATAAAAATTTACGAATACTTTCTCCTTTTTTAGAAAAACCAAATGTAAATTTCAATATATACACGAATAATAATAACATCATCCATCTTTTTCAAGAGAAAAAAAAAGGATTTTTACAAATTATTCGCCCAAAAAATATTCTTCCTACTTTTATGCTTGCCTTTTCAGGAGGATGGATCATGAATCCTTCACTCTTGGCTCTTTTTAGCAATCTGTCATTTATGATTACTTCTGTCAATATCGTTCTAATTATGTCAGCAAGTATGATTATCAATGATTTATTCGATATAGAAATCGATAAAGTAAACCATCCTTCGAGACCACTTGTTACTGGTTTAGTAACTAAATGGGAAGCACTTCTTTATACTTTTTTTTTATTATTAACAACTGAATTTCTAAGCATTCATTTTTTATCTTCTAATCTACAATTCATTATTAACACTTCTATTTTTGGTATATTAATTTACACCCCATTTTTCAAGAGAATTTTATTCATGAAAAATATATTTTGTGCTTCTTTAGTAGCTTTTTCTCTCTTTGTAGGTGGAATTGCTTCGACGAATAAAGTCATAGAATTAAATAACAACTTCAATATCCTGTCTATAGCATTAAGTCTGGTTTTTCAAAGCTCTGTTTACAGTGAACTTTTACTCGATATTCGAGACTATGAAGGTGATAGAGCTAATAATATAATAACGGTTCCTGTATTATTTGGAAAAGAAAATGCCTGGTTATTATCCGTCTTACTTTTACTTTACAATATAATTTCCAATACCTTTTCATTAATATATATCAGAAATGTAAATACAGGTATTATTTTACCATTTATCTTTCTACCTGTACTAAAAGATTTATTAGATATACCAACGAAGCATTTTTCAAAAGAAAGTATTGTAAAAGCAATCCAAAATGCATATTTGAAACCATTTTTCTTGATTTTACTTTATTTATGTGGACTTGCATCAACATAGATATAAGTAGAAACAAATGACTTACAACTTTGTTACTTGTTACCATTATAATAAAATTTTACACATATAATTTTATTATATAACCATTCATCATAATAAATCTTTAAACAATACATATTCCAAAATTTCTCAGTGACATCAAAAAAATGAAGGATTTCTGTCTGGGAAAGTGATTCAAGAAATCGATTTTGGACATTTTTGGAATGTCCAAAAATGAAAAGGGTCAAAAGACTTTCGCAAAAACCTGTTTTTACTGCATAATTCAATTTTATGGTAAGGACGCAAAAAAAATAATTTTCAAAATAACAGCATAAAATTTAAATTATTTTTTTGGTAAAAGGTTTAGATACTTTTTTCTGTTGCTAATATATATACTATATGGCAACCAAAATAGTAAAAAATAGTAACCAAAAATTTAGCTGTGAATTGTGTGACTATAAAACATGTAAATCTCACCATTTCAAACAACACCTGTCAACCCTAAAACATACCAAGCAACAAAAGCAACAAAATAGCAACATTTTGGAAACAGAAAATAGTAAACACCATTTTCAGTGTCAATGTGGAAAGCATTATAATGACCGTACAGGACTATGGCGACATAAAAAAAAGTGCGAATTTATCTTATCGTCCCATCCAGAAACTAAATCAAAAGAAGATGACGTAATTATGACGTTAATCAAAGAAAATAAAGAATTAAAAGAATTTATGGTAGAACAAAACACTGAATTCAAAAACTTGATTATAGAGGCGACGAAAAACAATGTCCAGAATTCGATTGTGAATAATAATCATACAAACTCGCATAATAAAACCTTTAATTTAAATGTTTTTTTAAATGAAACATGTAAAAATGCTATGAATATCGTGGACTTTGTAGAAAATGTTACCATAAAATTATCCGATCTGGAAAATGTAGGCAAATTAGGTTATGTAGATGGAATCACCAATATCATTGTAAAAAATCTAAAAGAAATGGATATTTCGAAAAGACCATTTCATTGTAGTGATATAAAGAGAGAAATCTTGTATGTCAAAGATCAAGATAAATGGACAAAAGAAAATGAAGATAAAGATAAAATACGCGAAGCAATAAAACATATTGCTCATAAAAATGTGAAAATGATTCCTGAATGGAAACAAAAAAATCCTTCTTATTATAACGACGAAGGCAGAAAAAACGATGAATATCTGAAAATAGTTATGGAATCAATGGGAGGTTCCGATAAAAAAGAAGATACGATGTATGAAAATAAAATAATCAAAAATATATCCAAAACAATCACGATAGATAAGGAATCTTTTTAACTAATGATCCAAATAAAAATACAATACTTATAAAACTGAATATGCTAATAAAATAAATACATGCTATTAAACATTTATGCCAAAAAAAAGGATGAAACCAAAGTATATCTTCTTTAGTTTTATTATAAATAAAATCATTTAAAATATAATCTGGGAAATCAGGTGCAATCTTTCGAATAAAAATGGCAAATTTATTTTCTTTTAACCCGTCTTCAATAAATTTCTTGTTTTTAACCGAGTCATCTTTAAAAAGATAAGGACTTGTTGGACTTGTCATGCGAGACCAATCTGTTAAATGTGTTGCGTATTTTTTCACAAGAGAGTTTGAGTTTGATTCAGATTCCTCACAACTAGTTAATCTTTTATAAATGCTTAAAATAATAACAAATAAACTTTCATTTGCTAATCCCCCATCACAAATAGTTTTAAATAAAGTTGCATTTGTATGTGTAAATTGAAAACAAAGTTGTACATCTTCTCTCTTTAAAATAAAATAAGGATCGTTTGCTAGTCGTAAATTTTCAGGAAGTAAATGTAAATTACCTCTTTTTTGTAACTGAACATTCCACCAAATTTTACGCCAATTAAAAATACTATAATTATAATGAGTATAAAATAAATTTCGAAATCGTTCTGGTGAAATAATAGGACAACATGATTCTGTTAATATACAAAACCATTGATTTTCAGAATCGTGTTTAAAAGCATACGACATGACAGAAAGATATGCTGGAATTACATGATAATAAGTCGTTTCGCGAATATACGAGGCATCTACTAGATTATTTAAAATCCATGTCGATTTAATTTTATTAAATTCTTTGTAGTAAAAATAAACATTAATGATATCTTTATTCGGTTCTATCCATTTTCGCCAAATTTCTTCTTTATTCAAACTATGGTCATAACTAATAATAAAACAAAGAGCAACTTTCATTCTATTATATTGTGAAATTATTTTTATGTGTTTTTTATTATAAGTCAAATATAGTATTACAACTCAACTAAAGAAATAAATTATTTTCTTGTAATGAAAAATAATATAGGATAAAGATATAAAAAAGTATGTACATAATAAATTATATTACAATATTACTAGTCTCTTGTTTCATGAATAAAAAAATGTTTAACTTACTACCTGTAAAAAATAATGTAAGTATTCGAAAATTAAATGTTATAGGTGATTATTATGATAATATTGATCCTATAAAAAATAAAAAGCTGATTTCAATATCACCTGGTGGATTCAAAGGATTTTATTTATTAGGTACACTTGCTTTTATAAAAGACAATTATGATTTATCCAATTTTATTTTTTCAGGTGCTTCGGCGGGAGCTTGGTGTAGCTTAATCATGACGATGAAAAAAAAATTCGATTTTTTTGAATTTATCGATAAAAATATTACAAATGCTGTTTCAATTTTTGAAATAGAACAAAATATAAAAAGAAAGTTATTATATAAATATAAAGATTCAGATTTTGACTTGAAACGTGTTTTTATAGGAGTAACAAGTATTCGTAATTTCAATGTAGAAACAACAATTTACTCTGATTTTGTGAATTTGGAAGATGCAATTGACTGTTGTATTGCTAGTTCTCATATTCCTTTTGTAACAGGTGGTTTTTTAAACAAATATCATAATATGCTTACGTTTGACGGGGGATTTAGTAGTTATCCTTATGTAAAAGAAATAGAACCAGTTATACATATTCATCCGAATTTATGGAAAAAAAATATAATGGATAAAAAAAAAGTTTTTTTCTATGATACAACTTTATTTTCCAAAGAAAAATACGATTTTAATGCTATTTATATGGATGGATATAATGATGCTAAGAAAAACAAGGATTATTTAACTCAAACCTTAAGTAGGAAATAAATATTATGGAAACGAATATTGTAAAAAATAAAAATTGAATTATATTATTATATATAATAATAATAACAATAATATAAAAATCCAAAACCATCATGAAGAAGGAAATAATTATTTTTACTAACATAAAAACCCCAATTACTTATTACATTGGTAGTAATAAATCAGACAATTTTAAAATATTGGATTATGTAAAAGAAAGTGATATATGGTTTCATATATTTGAATGTACTTCGTGTCATGTAGTAGTAAGTCTTCCAGAAAAAGAAGAAGAATTTTTAACGAAAAAACAAGTAATGACAATTATCAAAAAAGGTGCTTTATTGTGTAGACAAAACACAAATAGTGTAAAAAAAGAAAAATTAGTGGAAGTCATTTATACCCAAGTAAAAAATATTACAAAATTACAAGAAGAAGGAAAAGTCCTTGCTAAAAATACAAAAATATATACTTTAACAGATTGATTAAATTACTAACAAATATTTCTAAAATCTCTAAAAACAACTATAAAATACTTTTTTTTAAAAATGAATAATTTCCAGGTCACGTAAATTCCAATACTCGCTACCTCCACCTGGTATAGGTCGCCTAATAATAAAAGGAATTCTTTTTTGTTGTAATTCTAATTCAGCGATAACATATCCATCAATCACATTTTCAGGAATTTTTACAAAGGCTTTAGCACCTGAATTAATTTGTTTTGCTCTTTGTCCTAATACACGTGCCTTTTCATATTTAGTTAAAAAGGGAACTGTTTTATGTAAATCATCTATGATTATATTATTATTATCTCGAATAATATGTGTTAAAATGCTAATTTCATCGTAATTATGAATACTACATTCCGGATGATAATCTAAAATATAATTTTTATTAATTTCAGAATCGAATTTTTGTAAATAATTATCGTCATCATCATCTTCGTCATCATCATCTGTGTTATAGTTTTGAGAAGGTAAATTTTTTGAAATAACTTTAGATTTCGGTTTAGCAATAGTAGTACTTCCGAGGTTTTCTTTGGATTTTTTCTTTTTTTTTTCATCTAAGTTTCCACCTCCTTCCATATCATAATTATCTTCTAGATTATCTTCATCATCATATTCTTCTTCATCATCGTCTGGTAAATCATCATCTTCTGGTAAATCGTCATCATCTGGTAATTCGTCATCCTCTGGTAAATATTCATTATCTCCGATAAATTCTTCTTCTTGTCCATTATTATTAGTTTCTTCTTCTAAATCATTATCAGTTTTTAAAGTAATATTTATTTTTTTGGAACTAATAGGTATTTTTTCTATACTTTCATCATCACTTTCAATGCTATTATTATCATCACTATTATATTCATCAATATCACTCATTTTAATTTATATTATAATAAAAGAATGTTTTAAATATTATTCAATTTTTTATATAATAAAAAAATTATATAAAAATATCTAAAATTTAATCCAACTTATATATTTTTCATCTGATTTATGATTTATTCCATCATAAATTTTTCTTAAATCATTTGCGTGTGTATTACAAATACATATTTTTTCTTTATAATCACATAAATAATTTGTTTTTTTATAAATTTCAGTATCATCATGATATAGATAATAATCCAACATGTTATTAACGGTATTTTCTTTATTAGAGTGTAATTTAAAATATTCATCTCCAAACATTTTAGAATGAACTAAAATAGGATCTAGATAATCTACATCTATAATTTTATAGTTATTTTTTAAATCTAATATTTTTTCCTCATCAAGATGTGTAAAAAAATCATGTTTTTTATTTTTTTTATCTACAAGTAAATTCATATTTAAAGTATTTCCCATTCAAACAATAAATAATATAAAATTATATTTTTATATTATATTTTTATATTCTTTAACCTTCTTGATTCAATTGCCAAACAGTATCGCATGTAGAACATAAATAAACATATTTCATATTTGTATCATCATAACGAATATAAATAATTTCTCTGGCAACATCTTTGGTGTTGGTAGTACAGTCTGGATTAGGACATAAAATATTATTAATTCTTGGTAAAGTAGGATCATATTTGGTATATTTATTCACAATATGATTAAAGGATTGTTCGCTTTTTTTAATATTTACTTTGGAAACACAAACATTATCTGTTGTCAACAAAGTATCTTCATTTCCACAATGTCTACAATAATAAACCAATTTATTGGTATTTTCTGCATTAATACGAATGTAGTACATGTTGTTACAATTAGAACAGAAATGCATATTTGATTATATAATAATAGTATACTTTTCTTTTATATATTTAATTCAATTCAATTTTATAATAAATTAGAAAAAAATAATTTATTTTTAATTTCTTATTTATAGAAATAAATATAAATAATCGGCGTTTGAAATGTAAAAAGGTGTAATAAAATTATCTAAATAATCGTAATCATGAGTGATTTCACTATTATTATCCATTGTTTTTATAATATTATTTCATTCAGAATAATAATATAAATCAATTTTTTTATAAAACATCTTTTTTATCTAAATTTTCATAGGTATCCTTTAGTTTATTTATTAATTTTGTGTAATCAATCACAACATTTAGTCCATAAAAATTAGTTGACAATCTGGTAATAGAATACTTATTTTTTAAAATCTTTTTTTCAATAAAGTCCAAATGTTTGGAATAAACCTTGATAAAATGTTGCTTGATAATATCATTAAAATAAAAAAAATCTTTTAATAAAACACCGGGTTTTTTATTAACCACATCACAGACAGCAATATTGATATTAGAATATTCAATTATTTTATTATAGTTATCTATATCTCTATGATTTTTATTAACACCAGGCTCATTTAAAAGAGGATTATTACATAGTAAAGAACATAGAGTTAATAAAACAGTAGATATTGTTTGACAAGAAGTCCATTGATCGCCATTCCATGTATTTAATAAAGAAACACAAACTTTTCCACCGACATACAAGTTGGGATTAAAACGAATGCCTTCTCCATTGGTGCAAAAATTTACTTTCGGAGGTGAGTGAGGATAATCATATGGAAATTTAAATTCAAAGAAATAATAACCACCGAAATAAGGTGTATCCTCTGGACCAATAATCAAAGCATATCCTTTCATCATATCTTCTTCATCATGATGATAATGAATACCGTTATCAGTTAACGGATTTTTAATTATATTTTTTACATCTTTTAATAAACGTTGAATTGTTTCTTTACTAATTACATTAGTAGACATATATTCTTTATTATAACTAACTTTTTATTATGATTTATATAATAATCTTTTTTTGAAAATTCGAATTTTCAAAAAAATAAGAAAAAAAATAAGAAAAAAAAATGAAATAGAAATAATAAAATATATACATTATATAATATCTTTATAAATAATGGAAACATCATCATCACGTTTCAAAGATTTACCTGAATTTTTATCTAAGCATACAAATGTTAAATCGGAGAAGGTAAATTCCATAATAACTCATACGAGAATTGCCGATAAAGATGCAAACATCTACGGTGGTGCTTATACTATTCCAAAAGAAGAATTAACTGTTTTTCATAAACTCTATTATCAGTTTGTATTTATAAATAATAGAACAGAGTATTTAACTGAAAAACAAATGGAAACGGAATGTCCATTATTAGTTGATTTTGATTTTAGGTATAATTATGATGTGGATGAAAGACAACACACAGCCGATGACATAGATGATATGATTACTTTATATTTGGATGAACTTAAGGAATTCTTTATATTTGACGATACAAAGACATTTGATGTTTTTATTCTTGAAAAACCAAATGTAAATAGGTTAGAAGATAAATCTATTACAAAAGATGGTATTCATATGATTATAAATATTCAGATGGATCATGTAATGCAGCAAATGTTGCGTGATAAAATATTATTAGAACTTCCGAATACCTGGCAACATTTATCTATAACAAATAGTTGGGATTCTGTTATAGATGAGGGAATTTGTAAAGGTACTACTAATTGGCAAATGTATGGTTCTAAAAAACCACGCAATGAAGCATATGAACTTACAAAGCATTATATAATGAAATATGATAAAAGCGACGGTGAATTCAGTATGAAAGAACAAAAGGTAAGTGATTTTGATTTAGAAAAAAATTTTATTAAATTATCTGCCCAAAACACTACATGTTGTAAATTTGAAATAAATCCGAAAATTATTGATAGTTATAATAAACGCCTTGAAAAAAAAAATTCTGTAAAACCAAAAAAAACATCGAATATTAAAATAGAATCTTTATTAGAAATAGAAAATGACGATGAATATATTGCTTTAAATGAAATTAGAAATAAAGAAAGTCTGAAAAAAGCTGTTAATTTATTTTTAAAACAATTAGCTCCATCTGAACATGAAATAAGAGAGACACATGAATATACGCAAATTTTACCAGAGAAATATTACCAGCCGGGTTCACATCTTTTAAATCGTCAAGTTGCGTTTGCTTTAAAACATACAGACGATAGATTATTCTTATCATGGGTAATGTTGCGAAGTAAAGCAAGCGATTTTGATTATAATTCTATTCCAGATTTACTTAACCAATGGAAAAATTATTTTAATAAAAAAGAAGAAGGTGTTACAAGGCGTTCAATTATGTATTGGGCAAAACAGGATGCTTATGATGAATTTACTCGGGTAAAAAATGATTCGATTGAAGCTTTTATCGAAGAAACGTTGAATACACAGACAGATTTTGATTTTGCACAAGTATTGTATCAAATGTTTAAAGAGAAATATGTTTGTACAAGTATTACAAATAAAATATGGCACAGATTCAGAAATCATCGTTGGGAACCAGATAAAGGAATGTCGCTTCGATTAGCAATATCTAAAGACATGCATAATTTATACAAGAAAAAACTGGAATCTTATACAAACGATATGCAGAATCATAATCCAAATGATGAAATTATTGAACATATTAAACGAAAGTCGAAAGCATTATGTGAGATTTGTGTGAAATTAAAAAGAACCAATGATAAAAACAATATTATGAGAGAAGCTATGGAGATATTTTACGACAAGGAATTTTCCAAGAAAATGGATTCAAATAAATATTTATTATGCTTTAATAATGGTGTTGTTGATTTTAAAACAAAAATATTTAGAGATGGTTATCCTCAAGATTATATTACTAAAACAACAAATATTGATTATGTTGCGTTTGATAGAAACAAACATGGTGACGTTATGGATGAAATCTTGGATTTTATGGAAAAGTTATTTCCAGTAAAGTCATTGAATGAATATATGTGGGAACATTTAGCGTCTTGTTTAATTGGAACCAATATGAATCAGACATTTAATATTTATCGAGGAAGTGGAAGTAATGGTAAGTCGATTTTAACGGACTTAATGTCTCAAGCTTTAGGTGAATATAAAGGAACAGTACCAATCACGTTAGTAACCGAAAAAAGAAATGGAATTGGCGGAACTTCTTCGGAAGTGATTCAATTAAAAGGAATCAGATATGCTGTTATGCAGGAACCATCCAAAGATACGAAAATAAATGAAGGTATTATGAAAGAATTAACAGGTGGTGATCCTGTACAAGGACGTGCTCTTTATTGTGAAAGTGAAATATTCGAACCGCAATTCAAATTAGTAGTTTGTACTAATTCTTTATTTGAAATAAATTCCAATGATGATGGAACATGGAGACGTATTCGAATCTGTGATTTTATGTCTAAATTTACAGATGAAAATGAAGTTCATACGGATGATACTCCGTATATTTATAAAAAAGATAAAAGTTTGAAAGAACGCCTTCCAATTTTAGCACCCATATTTATGAGTATGCTTGTGAAAAAAGTATTTGATACAGATGGTGTTGTGAAAGACTGTGATATTGTAATGGCATCGTCGAATAAATATAGACAAGGACAAGATCATATTTCTGCTTTTATTAATGAAATGGTGATTAAAACTGGAAATCCAAATGATAAAATTAAAAAGACGGAGATAACGAATCAATTCAAGCTTTGGTATCATGATTGTCAAGGAGGCAAAAATTCTCCAAAAGGATCTGAAATTTATGAATATATGGACAAGAAGTTTGGAAAATCAAAAACGACTGGATGGCATGGAGTAAAAATATTTTATCCTGACCAGTCAGATGTCATGGATAGTTTAGAGTAAAAATAAAAATAAAAATAATCAATAAATAATTTATAATTCTACAAAGTTTTATAAACATTTTTTGGCATGTAACTCATAATCTTTTCATATATTAAATTTAATAATCGAAAAATTGGAAGAATTATAAATGGATATAAACATAATAAAATAAAAATAAAAATTTCTTTTTTCATAGAAGTTTGGCTTGGTACTAAAAATATACAAAATAAATAAACAACAATGATAAAAGCATAAATATACTTCATCCATTTATAAAAATATTTCAATCTATTAATACTTTGGTCTTCATAATATGTTTTTCTATCATTTGTTAAAATATCACTAGATACATTTGTAATATCATCCTCTAAATGTTTATTTTCTTTTATATACTTAACAAGTAATTCATTCACATTATTCATATTCAAATATAATCCATTATAAGCTGATAATAATTGAACTGCTTCTGCCAACGATTTCATAAAATTAGTTTGTAATACAGAAACTATTTTATCCGCTTTTTTACTTTGACATTCTTGGTCACATACATTTACTTTAACTGGGGGTACAGATTGTGGCTTGGCAGAAACTGTATTATTATTTGGTGTCTGTGTACTATCATTAAAAAAACTATTTATTTCTGTACTGGATGAATTTCCCATTTTTCTTATATATATATGGATAATATATATAAAAAGTTACAAAATTATAAAAATATATTTTACATTACAAGCTAGGATATATAACTATCTAGAATCTAAAAACCAGAAAAATCATTTGCTAGTCCTGAACTAATATTACTATAAGTATTTGAAACAGTTTGACCCAAAGCATTCAAGTCACTATTGACAGCAGCATTTAAATCGGTTCCCGAAGTAGAATTCAAGTTAGTAGAAGAATTAGTAATAGCAATACATTGATTCAAACTAGTGTCAAACATTTCGTATTGATTACAGCATTGAGCACCAACACAAACAGTTGAAACACCACCAGACCAAGGATCTACGGTAGGACCATTTGTACTAGAACTAGGAGCATTTTTTGGATTAAAATTCCAATCGAATTGTTGATAATTCATTGGATCACGTTGCGTCATAGAATAAAAGGAAGTAAATAAAAAGTAAAAACCAATAATAGCAATAACTGCCACCAAAGTAAGATAAATTGGTGTTGGAATAAAACCTTTATTATATAAAAACGCTAAAATAATAATAGGAATAAGCATAAAAATGACAATTTTCATCAAGTTAGTATGATCACTATATTTTTCACTATAATAATCATTAATCTCAATATTACGAATATTACTGTTTTTTTCTTCTTCAATTAATGCTAAACGTTTTTTTGCATCATTTAATTGTTCTTCTACAATTCCAATAGCTACAATTTGTTCATCTAATGTATCTCTTGAATTTACTAGTGCATCTTGAAAATAAGTATTTATTCCAGTCAAAGATTTGTATAAGTTTATGCGCATTTGAGAAATTTCATTCATTTTTTGGATTACTTGTTGTTGTTCTTCTTGAGTCATTGTAGAATTATTATTTTCTAAATTACTAAATAGACCTTGTTCAATAGATTGAAGATTTTGAATATCAGATAAAATTTGTTGATTTCTTTCACTGAAACTTGATTGATTTGGGGAAAATGTAGTCATTATATAATTTATATCAAGATAATTATATAATAATATAATAATTATTGAAAAGAAAAAATAAGAAAAATCAATCATCTACACTACAAATCTTTGTTGGCATGAGAAATTAAAACTTGAACATTTTTCCACATAATGTACAAATCGTCCTTTTTATCATGACTCTCTACTTTCTTTATTTTACATGCTAATTTTTCTTCCAAACGGTGTAAAGATTTTTTATAAGAAACAATTTTATCATTCATGCCTCCCCAAGATTTTGCTAAAACCATCCATCCAAGCTTTTCAAACATATCTTGATACCAGTG